GTACCACAATTTCGTGCTGCTCAGTTCTTGGATCAATTTCCATGCTATCTCCCAATTGCCCAGTATTGTTTACGACCCCGACCACTACCGATTTTCTTGACCTGAATCATCATCCTCTCTTCCAGTGTAGATTCTAGATCGTCCATCATTCGCTTGTTCAAGTGATGACGCTGCATGATGATCGAACGGTTGATACCAGGGTTGTTCTCGATAGTTCTGTAGATAGCATGCAACTTCACTTCATCACGGGACTGACCAGAATGCTTGATCAGATCAACCATGTGCTTACCCCACTTCTGAATGAAGTGAGTTGACTCTAAAATGTCGCGCTTCTCTACAGTGATCTTACCGTCATCGTTCGGTTCCTGTCTAGCTGCGGCAAACAACATGGCTAGCTTAAGACCGGAGAATGCCATGCGCTGAAATGTTGGCAGAGCTAGTGGAGCATGCGCGGATTCATAGGCTGTCTTAGTTAGCCGCTGTTCTACCTCAGTGAAACTAGACCATGCATCATCGGTTAGCACAGCTTCATAGTTACGTTCAACTTGAATCGTGTGTCCAGCTAGTTCAACGTCCATAGTCTCACCAGCATACATCTGATGCAGGGTGAAGAACCATTCCTTCAAGTTGTTACGCTTGCTTATATTCTGATTTCTAGGAGGGCCGGTTGGTCGGACTCGTTCCGTATCAGTACGACCGGATACCACAAGGAATCTTGGGATAAATCCACTAGAGATATATTCCTCGCTGATAAGGGAATACGTTTTATCAATGATTCCCCCACCAAAGAAGATGAACACTGGCTCAATGAGAGTAATGACTTCTTTGCGAAGTCGTCGGGGATACACGGCAGGTACGTCGTAGAGCTTTGTGAAAGTTTCTGGAATTCCGGCAAGGTAATCCTTCTTCTGTACGGACTCGAAGAATCCAGCTACCTCATCACGGTAGTAAACGCTGGTCATCTTCGGTCGAGTGGACAATGCAGTTAGGATACCTTCTGCACTACCATCAGTTGCCACGATTATCTCTGAGTCAATCTCAACGATGAAATCCATAGCCATTTGCATAGCTGTGGTTTTCCGGGTAAGCGTGGTATCTCCAAGAACAAGACCCCACAGGTTAGGAACCAACTTACCCCATTCAACCTTAAGGTGAATACCACTAGCGATCAGGGACGAAAGAAGAATCGCACAAGAGAGTTCGTGGTAATCTTCTACTGCATCGGTGGCTTCGCTTGCCCACGATAGATACTTGTGGATGATGGATTCACCGATCTCATCTACTTCCTTCGGAGACAGTAGTTGTGGCATGTGCAGAGGTTCGTGTTGTTCGAACACTCCGAGAAGTTTCTTATGCTGAATCTCAGCTTTAAGAACTTCCTTCCACAGATGAGAGAGTGGGCGTCCATCACGCTTATACTTGTTAGCCTTAGAATGGAATGCAATGGAGAAGGTTTCTTCTGCCGACATTCCAGCTTCCACGCATAGGAGGATTAGTGCCCAAAGAGATTTAGACCAATCTTCGGCAGGTTCCTCACCATACAAACGTGCGAAAGCTGTAGGCTTGAGCTGGTCGCGGAATTCATAGATGATGTAGTCAGGCTTGGGAAGAGTCTGAGGATCAGGAATATCCGGTGATCCATCTTCCTCAACATCAACAGTGTAGAAGTCAACGTCGATCTTCTGAAACAAGGATGGATTGAGTAGTGCCTGGAAACTGGTGATCAACTTTACTTCCGGCACTTCTTCTAGTCCGGTATACTTGAAGTTAAGCGTACCGGGTACACGCAACAATTGTGTTAGATCGTGACCTGACTTATCCGCACCTTGATCTGCATACTTGTAAGCGATCTTCTTCGCTAGTTCTTCAGCTTCTTCAGGTTCGATCTTTTGATCCAGACGCCAGATAGCTTGAAATCTACCGGGTGAAGATTCGATCACGCATTGTGGAGGAATTTCTACTACGTCAGGAATGCAAGTATCGAGGTCAGCCCACACAATGTTAGATGGTACGCAGTTAGCCTTCAACCTCTTAGGTAGAGATAGGAGGTTAACTCCGAACCACACGTTATGGCCACGCTTAGCACCTTCGATGTAGGTGAACATATCGTTGCGTTGTTCCGGCCATTCAAAATACTTCTCTCGGAATGTATCCCGTTTTCCGGGTCGTTGTGTTGCTATGCAGATATACCCGTAATCCGACCCGAACACATAGTCGAAGAATTCTACGCGCTGAGTCTGTTCAGGTGAAAGATCAACTACCATCTGGTGAACCGTACACTTTGAGTTCTGACAGCATTGATTCCAGTTCCTCTATTCGTAGAAATCCAAATTTGCTAGTATCGGGCGTTGTATAGAACACAGCATCTACGCCAGCAGACTTAAGAGCTATCGCACAATCTAAACATGGCTTGGCTGTGGTGTATCTACCACTCTTACGAGACACAGCCGCAATGTACGCAATCGAACCTTTAAGCCTCATGTATCTACCGCGAGCGAGAGCATGCATTTCCGCATGAAGGGAATAGTGCCGCCATTTGGTAGACTGAGGTACATGGGACCAACCGTTCGTTAGAACAGTTTCGTTGCGAACGATAACGCAGCCCATTTTATATTTACCTGTCGAGCTACGATTCGCCATTCGTATTGCGTGTTCAATCATATTGCCGCTGCTAGGAATCGAACCTAGATACTGGCTTGGGGGGAGCAGAACCAGTATGACCCTTTATCCAGCGGCAACGGTTAGGGGTACCGCTACCAGGAAGTAGGTTTAATACCCCTAACTACTTAGAGAACTGAACCTGCCCTAGCCTGCGAACTACCCGAACCAACAGGCTTAACGCCCTGGACAGAGTTGTCATCAGCATCAGTGTAATCGTTGTGGAACTTCTTCACGATTACGTCAGCTTCCGATCCGATGATGTTCTCCAGTTCTGCGTTAAGGTTGAACTTCTTGCTGTTCACCTGCTCATCCGAATAACCCACAGCCTTGAGGAAGTTGACAAGACTACCCTTCATCTTAGCAGCTTTCTCAGCATCGTAGTCCTTCGGAGGAATGAACAGCTTATGGAAGAACACCTTATTTGCAACACGAACACCCTTACGATCTTCCGCATCCTGCGGGACACGCCACCAAACATTCAGATATGGCGTATGCGGAGGAAGGTTCGGACTGTTCTCTCCTGTGAACTTGACTTCGATCTCATCGACCGAGCAAGTGTATGTTCCCGAGGGTGCAGCTTCATACTGACCACCAGAAGTATCAGCACCACTAAGATCGAGAACACCGTCGAACTCAGACATTCCTATTCTCCTTTACTTCGCTTTGACGTACTCTTGCATCTTGTCCCATAGCATTGGGATGGTGGGATCAATCTCGATATCATCAAAGCCACAGTCACGTTGCTTTGCGGCTACTCGGTCTGTCTTAAGGAATTGCATTGACCGGATGATCTCATCGTTTTCACCAACCTCAGACTTCATAAAGCCAACGAAGTCTAGGAAGCCTGGGACTTGCTTCTTTAGCTTCCCCGGAAGCATTGGGTAGTATTCCTTCTGCTTCAAGCTATTCTCAATTTCTGCCAAGTGGCAGGTGAAAATAGTATTGCATGGAAGATCCCGAAGCAGACGAACCATCTTGCGGATATGGGCGCTACTCTTACCCCACCCATACTGATCGGGGATATCCTTATCCAATCTAGGATTCTCTTGATACCTTTGTTCCATAATATCCCCGATATCTAGGGACTGGAACTCTGTCAAGGTATCAATCCCGATGGTCTTGTAGTACAACTCTCCATTCTCAATGGAATCAAGTAGATCCAGATAGACCTGATTGAATTGCTGAATAGACCTGATCTGGATTACGTCGATTCCCTTTCTCTTTCGAAGAGTCTGAACACCACCATCTACGTCCAGAATTAGGAGAGGACTAGTCTCCGGGTGATCTTCCGCTGTTCCCAGGAAGTGCGTTTTCCCTACACCGAACTCTCCAAACACCATTCCGTTTAGATAGCGTAGTGATAGGGCCGGAGGCTGAACACCTAGCTTCTCTCTAATTGAGACTTTCGTAGTTGTCGCCGTCGCCATTTCTCACCCCCTCTCCATTACCGATGTGTATGTGGAAATGAAAGAGCTATCCAAACTGAATGCAAACGAGAATATCCTTTCGTTCTCATTTCCTTGTAGATCGTTCGCATGTTCCATTTCCAGGGTTTCGATTTTAACCAATTAATCATCTGTTGAAGAACGTACCGAAGATCCACAGTACCATGAATAGCAACCAGAGCAAGCTAATGATTATCGCTGCTGTCATTCTGATCGAGTGATTATGACGTAGGTAGCTTTAACGTTGCTTTCTGAATATATACCATCTTTGAAATATTCCTCATTTGTTACAACGTCATGAGAATCTCCATGACAATCACAACCTTCGGTGACAACTTCCCAGGACTTCGGGTATTGACACAACTTCTCTATTAATTGTTCAATCGTCATCATCTTCCGATCTACCGTAGTGGTATTCTTCGATGTAGTATCCTTTGCAGAATTCACACCAGATTCTAGGGATCGAATCATCATACCCAAAGTTGGAATCCTTGTCCGATTGCTCAGCTTCAGCTACGTCTACGATATCGAAAGCAAACTCAGTTGAGGCTGGCATTGTATCTAGCGGCATAGTGGATGATCTTCTGTAGATGTAGAAGATGCATCATAGCCACGTTGTAGTTGCCCTCTTCAAGTGCATCAATTAGGCCACTAATGTGGAAAGCGAAGAACTTATCCAGATGAGTGAGTTTCATTAGCGATCTCGATTCTCTTCGTAACCATCATCCAGCATACCTTGCCAATCTGAACCATCATCGGCAGCTAGACAAGGTGATCTGAATGCACAACGTACACAGCTAGTGGCACCCGATGGGTTAGGATAAGTCTGTAGATCCTCAGCCACCATTTCCTTAGCAACCATCTTGAGTTGCTCACCAGCATTCCATACTTCATGTTCATTGTATACAGCCGGGTGACGTTGGATAAACATATCATCACCCTGAGTTAGAAGATAGTCGGCATATCGTTGAGCGCGTTCATCATCATCGAACCACTCACGTCTTACATCTAGCTCATTGACCGCAGCCATGAACATATCGTAAGTTGTGCCCTCAGTGGATCGAGCGACTGACAGACCAATTCCATTAGCTAGCACTGTGGGGGGTTTCGGATAGTTCTTGCGGAATACGTCAATAATCACTCGGTCGATAACTCCGTCAGCCCATGCAAGATCGTAGAGTGCAGCTTCCTGACGAGTAGCCCACAAATAATTCAATGCCTGTGGATCTTTGTCATACTTCAAGAAGTATTCCTCATCCACTCTTGCTGCTGTCTTGTAGTCTCTAACAGCAAACGTGTTTCTCTGTGGGAACCAGACAATAGCATCACGCTTACCTCTAGCATGAACTTCTGATTTCTTCCCATAGTTAGGGGAATCTTCTCTACGATCAATAGCTTCAAAGCCAAGCGGAATTGAGTAGGTACTCTCGCAAGCTACTACTTCGAAGTCATCATTCTTTGCAGCATACTCCTTGAAGAAGGTGAGCATGCCAACACCGAGTTCTTTGTGTTGCTCAAACTCTTCCTCAACCGGATCAGGCAGAAGATCACGCAGACCTCTGATATACCACTTATCGCCACGCTCAGCCTCTTCAGCCATTGCGGTAGTCATAAGCTCATCTGGCGCACCATAAGCTGCACCCACATCTATACTCGAATCGTATCTTTGAGCATGAATGTCATAGGTACGATCTAGCCACTCTTCACCTACGACACCACCTTCCCATTGGTACTGATACCAAGTTAGGAAGGCTTCAACAGGATCACGACTAAGCATCGGATCATAGTATTGTTCCAATGCGTAGTGTACTCCGGTACCAAACCAGAGATTCAGATTAACACCATAAATCTCTACCTTGTGCCGAAGGTTGTTTCTAGCAGGTGAAGTCCAATCCCAGTATCGACGACACCGCTTGAAGTTAGCAACGTCGGAAGTATGGATTGGTATGATATCCCACTTAGAGGGGATATCTAGAGGCTTGAGGAGAATCTCAACCTCGGACAATTTTGTACTACCCCCTTTCATACCCCTAGTCGCACAATGGACTTTGGGGGAAGAGGCACCCTACCACACTATGAGGCAAAAGTCAAGGCGCTAAATCTCACTTATGTCACAGCCAGGACACGGCCTAAAGTATGATGGTAGGTCGTCCTCGAACACTTCAATACAGCACTTTCCATGCGGCTTGCTCTTTCTTCTAACTCCCCGCTCAGTCAGGACACTTGCTCCTGTTTGCTCAGCGTTTGACTCCTGCCCGTTTTTACCACCAAGCTGGAATTTCCCTGTTCCACGTTTCTGCTTACGAATGGCATCAGCCTCAGCTACAGCTTTTAGCCATTGCTTCCTTTTCTCACTCATCTTCTTTCCCATGAGCCGGATGGGTCAGCGGTCGGGGAGAGGGGGGATTGACTTCTTAATCATTTCCAGGCTCGGAATCGTCCGGCTCGCGGAATACCTGCTTGAACCACTTGCCTTTCAGATTCAGTAGACCCTTCATTCTTTGGTCAATCGAGTTCTTCGCGTTAATGTAGATGATCTCCGGGATACCAGTTTGCCCAGGTCTGTAGATTCTACCAACTGCCTGAGCCATATCTTTCGGGGACCAGGATCTATCAAGGAAGATCATGTAACTAGCACAAGCGAGGTTAATCGACTCTCCACCTAGCTGCAACGTTGACATGAATACCTTGTGTTCTTTCTTCGGAAAGGTGTCATGCCACATTTCATACCGTTGCTGATCATTGTGCTTAGTTTCCAAGTGCAAGTACGGGATCTCCTTCGCATCCAGTCGTGCTTGCAGTAGGCGCAAAGGATCTTTGAAGGACGAGAACACGATTACCTGTCGCTTCACTTCCTGATCCCATCTAATCTCTTCGATGATTTCCATGGCACGATCGAGCTTACTAGATGGTTCCTCTAGTTCGATCTCCAACGCCATTCTCTCATTCTTCTCATCATAGAACCTGTGTACCACTTTAGGAGTAGCCACAGAAATCTGACGAAGGCGATTGAGAGCCGAAAGAACATTAGGGGAAGTGATAGGCTCACCCTGTTGATCAAGTGTATATAGGTAATTCTTAATCTCGTCGAACATCTTACGTTGGACTTCTCCGAGTTCAACAGTATACTCCGTTTCGATCGGGTGTCCGATATCTTTGTGTACTTCGTTCATCAAGAACAGTGGACCAAGATCGGTTCTGATCTTTCTGAACTCTTCGAGAGTATCTTCCTTAACTCCAAGGATCACACGATATCCCTGGTCATTACGATACTCATTGCAGTAGTGACCACGGAAGTCCCAATAACTGCCATACTTCTGTGGCTCAAGGAAATGTAGCAGACTCCAGATTTCATCGGGCCTGTTCACAAATCCTGTACCTGTCATCAAGTGCTTATTAGTTGCTCGCAATCTCTTGATGACACGAACCCACTTGGTATCCTTCTCCTTAATTCGATGAGCCTCGTCAAGCAGAAGATTCGTCCACTCGATCTGACTGAGATACTTCGCAATCAGTGAGAGTTGTGGCTTACCCTCTTTGTTCTTGCGAGGCGTGAATACCTCATAGTGTGCAAGGAAGATAACATGCTCACCCTCACGCTTCACGTCCGTAATCCTTGTAGGAATACGAAGATCACCGAGAACTTGGTGAACCTTGTTAACTCCGACTGTGTACATACGCGCATTCAATCCCGTCTTTGGAATTGCATCGAAGTATGTACCCTTACCAGCTCTTGAGGTAATGATGAGAGTAACTGGAACCTTACCAGTTTGCTCTCGGTACTTATCTGCACGATGCTTCATCAACCATAGTCCTGTGGTTGTTTTGTAACAACCCATTTCGGACCAGTCAGCAGAAGCAACGTTATCCTTTATTGTGTCTAGTGCATCACGTTGCCA